TCGATCGGCTTGGCAGCGTCCAGCACCTTCTTGATCGCGCTGTACGCGTCTTCCTTGTCGCTCTCCGAGTACTCACCCTTGCTCGGCACGTATAGCACTGTGATGTGATCGGCGTCTTCTGCTTCGGCGAAATCGATCCCTTTCAATATCTCACCGGATACCTTGGTCAGCTTCTTCTGGATCTCCTCTGGTAGCCGAGCACAGAAGAACAGATGACTCGGATCGGTGCGGATTTGTTTCGCCACCGACTTCAATTCAACATCCCGCGCCAGCACCTGCGGGCCGGGCCCGATGTTGGTCTCCGACGGTTCATCAAACTTGGCTTCGACCGCAACTGGCCAAGCATAGAACGGGCCCTTCTTCCAACCCTTCTGTGCCTTGCCCCACTCGGAACGCACCTCTTCGGAGATGAGATGCTGGTCGGCCGTACGCTTCAGTTCATCCAGATCCACATCCCGCAGTTTGCCGAGCGTCACGACACCCAGCGCCTTGCGTTCGCTGATCAGCAGGTAGCGCTTGCCCGCGATCTCAAACGGCCGCGTCTTGACGATCAGGGTCTTGCGACCATCTAGCACGGCCTCCGCCATCCACGCCGGCGACACGATCAAGCCATCGGTAGGCAGCTCGGCCTCGCCGCTGTAGTCCTCAACGCGCGGGAGCCTCACGGGCTTTCGTTCTTTCTCTGGCAGGATTCCACTCTCGCCCGGTAGCTTTTTCGGATGCAGCTTACCGCCGTCTTCGAGTTCTGGAAGACCGATCACCTTGCTAACCGGTACTTTCTGCTCGTCTTCTGGAATCATGCTACGCGGCAATCGTTCACGTGACATTTCAAATCTCCCAGGAACCGATCTCAGTCGAAATGTCTACGGTACAACGGCAACGAAAATGCAACGGAGGCATAGAGATCCCTGCGCCAGCGAGCGACGCTGACTCTTTCATCGGACCACGTCCCTTTGTCGGTGCAAGAGAGAGCAGCCTTGTCATGTCCGCAGCCGAACCGCCGATGAACGGGTGTGCTCGCTTCACGCCCGCAGGGGTTGTCGCACGAAGCTCTCGCCCCATAGCGCCCACGCCTTGCTCGACGGTGAATACTCGGCCGTCTAGGTGAGCGCAGCGTGTGCATGTCCTTTTGTCGACATTAGCGTTCCACTCGTACTTGACGACCCCGTAGTCCTGAAAGGATCGCATCTGCCCGAATGCCCTTGCCGTCGTCGCCGCATTCGCGGCCACGCCCTCGAAGTACTGCGCCGCCGACCCGTGCCAGCCAGCGGGAGTCGAGAAAACGCCGAGCGCAACGGCCACCCGCTCTCGTATCAGCTCGCCCGCGACCCGTCGGTTTGTCCCGGCCTCCACCATGGTCGTCTTGGTTGTGTCCGCGATTGTGCTCCCGATGTTTTCATCGTAGTGCTCACCGATCCAAAACGTCTGGTGCTCGCCTAGTGCCTCCATCGCTCGCTCGTCAGCGATATCGAACGCTGGCAGGATTTCCGAGTAGACGGGCTCGGCCTTCGTTACCACTTCGGTCAGATTCTCCGTTGAGTATGCGAGGCTGGCCCTAGTCTTCTTGTTCGCCTTCTTCCAACCGGCGGTCCGGGCGAGCCGATAGATCTTCTGCTGCGTCTCGATGTGGCGGGGCAGGACTTCCTTCGTCCACTTGTCCATCTCTTTCTCGACGGCCTTGGCGATCTGGGAGGCTGGTTTCAACTGCGCGGCGAGCACGCTGGCTTCCCTCACGGCTTTCTTGGCATGCGCGTTCCACTTGGCCAACAGATATCGCCTGAGTTGAGTTTCAAGCCTAGCGATGCGTGCGACTTCTGACAGTCGCAACGCCTTCGCCAGCAGGTCGTCGACCGCCATGACGCCGTCGTAGTATATGTCCAGCGCGGTCAAAACGCTCAGCCTTCCTCGGTTGCTTCCTCAACCTCTCGACGCCAGCGCTTCTCCATCTCGTTGCGCACCTTCATTAGCCGCTCCACAACCTCTTCCTCGCTCATGCCGCTGTCGAATAGCGGTATGTCTGGGCTGGTCAGCTTCTCCACAACCTCAAGGGCCTTGAGCGCAGTGATCTGCTGTCCCGGCTCTGAAGCATCGGCCATGTTCTTCACGGCCTCGGCCATCGTCATGCTGAACGGCACATCCTGCGGGAAGTCCTCTGGGAACGGCGGGAGTTCGATGCCGAAGATATCCTCCAGGGCCTGACGCGCGATCCGCGGGGTCATGCCGCCGGTCTTCTCAGCGCCGGCCAGGATCTTGACCAGTTCCGTGTTGTCGGTCGTGTTCGGCGAGTTGCTCTTGAATTGGTGGTAGCGGATGCCCATGGCCGGGAACATGATCCGGTTTATGAGTTGATCAAACTCGTCGCGCTCTGGAGCAAAGACCTGCTCGTCCGCGACGCGCCGAGAGATCTCCGCAGTGGCGCGATTGTATGCCTCGCTAACGCCAACTAATATGGGTGGTAGCCTGAACGCACGCCGGATCTTCTCCCGGTTGTTCCCGCTGTACTCCTGAAACAAGGCATCCTTGTGCTGGGCTTGCGTGACCGGTTTTGCATCCAGCTTAACCTGTCCGGGGCTACCTTGATCGCCTTCGGCCTTATCAGATTCGGCTTCGACTGCGATGATCTTGGAGAAGTTATCCGATCCCTGAACTCTGGATTGCATGAACTCCGTCAATCGTTCTATCGTGTCCTTGGTAAGTTGACCGCCTGACACCAGAAGAAATATGCTCGGAATGTTGTTGTTACGCATCGTGATGTAATTGATTTCCTCAGACGCACGATCGCCAAAGATGGAAAGCAGAACGCCGACGGTTCTCGGCAAGCCGTAGGGAGAACGTGGGCAGTATAGCTTGAGATGGACAACTTCGTTAGCCTGATGTTCTTCGGGAACGGGTTGCCTACCCTCGACCGGCTGCTTGTTCTCATCGAGTGCCATATCGCCGGTTCGGTTATCGTAAGTACGAGGATCTCCAAATTCCTTGAACCACCGAGTTTCCAATGTGCCAGTCACGGATAGATTGCGGCGAGTCGTGAGTCTTGTTTGAACAAAGCGTCTGAACCGTTTCCAGACTGGCACTTTCTCGATCTCGACGGCACCGTTTGCGAGCAACTTGTAGATCGGAACCTCTACCTTGATCGCATCGCGGTCCTGGCGACCAAGGTGCATCTGGTAGCTGGGCAGGTGGTTGAAGCCCTGAATTTCGCCAGCCGCGTTCCGAATGACCTCAAACTCAGCGTTGCCAGTCGTCTCAAGATCGATCCTCAGTTTCCGCCGGAACATCGTGAACGAATCGTCGACGCTCGCGTAGAGAAAGAAATTCTCCAGTTTCAAACGCTCTTTTTCAATTTTCGTCTTCAGATCCTTGTCCGCCTCTTCGACCTTGACGCGTGGCACCAGCCTATGGCTAAAGCCCTCAATGTTGACCTCCATGGCGGATACGCACGGCCCTAGTTCCGAGTTGTTCTCTGGTAGCATGGCGAGCTGCAGCAGGTCGAAAGGCGGCTCCACAATTTGGCCGGCTGTGATCAGCCCCTCGATATAGTCCTCTGGTAGTTCCTTTGACTTGCCTGGCTCGGTCTTCCCCTGCTTTTTCGTCTTGGCTCGTTTCTTCTCGGTCTTCTTGACCATCGGGATGATCAGCGCTCGGAGCGCGGCGTTGCGATCCGCGCCTCTTTGCACGAACTCACGGACCTCAGATTTCATTTCGGATTCTGGCATTGGTTCACCGCTCCCTTTGCAACCTATGGTATCAGATCAAACCTAGCTTTGTCTCCCTCTCCCTGCGTTTCCGCCGCCGCATCCGTCGCGCACGGTCTGCGAGATCGAAAGCATCCAGCCCATCTCGGTAGCGGTAGCCGGGGAAGAGCACGAACTGGTCTATCAGGGTTTGCATGTTCTTCCTGAAGAAAACGCGCTTCGCCTCAAACATCGGCGTCAGCTTCAGCGCGCGGGTCATCTTGTCCTTGTCGGTGTGAATCGGCACGAACCTGCGATCTTTGTCCAAGTGTTTGACCTGTTGGTAGAACGCTTTCTGGTATGCATTGGACTCAACGCCAGCGCGAATCGGATCATGCTCGTCGTACATCTTGAGCCCCTTGTCGATCTGCTTGGGGAATGAGATGTGTCCCAAGTAGTAGTCGAGTACGTAGATGTTTCCAGCCTTGTCCTCACCTATCGTGACGTTCGCGTACTGCGCGTTGTCGCGCTTGGCTTCCTCGGAGACGGCCAGATCGTTGCCCTGGAAAATTTTCAAATCGTCTGGGATCTGCGAATCCTCGATTTGCTGGCAGTCGTCGTAATTGAATATCTCGCCCTTCATGGCTTCCGTATCACAAAGGTATTGGGCGTTAAATATGATGACGCCAGAAATTCGCTTGTTCTCCTCGAACCACTCGGGCGTATGTTTCTCAGGCCACGGTGATCGGCCCTCGCTATCGAGCCCGGGGATCACCTGGTGGTGTTCCTTAAGCTCGTTCTTGATCAAATGCCCGTACAGCTCGTCATAATGATACCGCGTCCCGAGCCTGTGGTGCTCGCCACGATGTGGCACCTCTGGGTCTGGCGGTTCGAGGCAGGGCAGGAGCGTTTGGTAGTACCAAATCTTGACGCGCTCGCGCGCAGCCTTGGTACGGGAGTTCTCCTCGACCACAAGATCGTCGGTCAGAATGATATCAACATGTCGCGAGGTCAATCCGCTGTCTGGCGATGCGCAGCAAATGGACGGTTCCTTGGCCGTGCTCGTCCGCGGTAGGATCTCGATTTCCGTTTCGTCCCACTTCGTGACCTTGCGTGGATCGTATTGCTCACCGAAAACCTCTACAAGCCGTTCGTTCGATTCCAACTGCGCCTTGATCTCCCGCAGAAAGGTTTTGTCGTTACCGATATCCTTGCTTGCGAGCAGGATGCGCAGATTTGGATTCTTGAGAAGGTAGTGGATCGCTTTCGTAACCGTACAGAGAGTGCTCTTGCCAGCGCCTCGATAAGACAGTTGCAGGCTCTGCGGATGCTGAAATTGAAATACCAGCATCGCTAGATGGAACGGCTTCACCTCGTAGCCGAGGATCTCAGTCGCAAGAAGATCAATCCGGTTGTGTTCGATAATTGCGCGGCGCAGAAGTTCGTTGGAGACTGAGCGGTAGTGCTGGTAGATGTCTATGAGTTCGTCGCGCCCGGCATTCTCTAGGGCCTGCGGATCGCCGTCAGGCGGCAATGTGGCCGAAGCAGACACCGGGCTTGGTCCTAAAGTCCTACTTGCGGCGGTCGTTGAAACCGCTGACGTAGATCCGGCAGTCCTTGCCAGCAGCCATGCCCCCGATGACAGCGACGAACATCACGCGGCCATTGCATTCCACCGTTGTCTCGTACGGGACTCCAGCGCCCTTGCCGGTGAATGACAGTCCCATGTGGGTCTCGACGAACTGATCCGCCTTATCGCTCCAGAACAGCACCTTGATCGATGGATCGGGATTATTCTGGTCTGGCACGACCTGGATGTTCGCGTGCTGAAAGCCGTGCATGTTCATGCCGTGCTGCTTCGCCGTCTCCGGTAGAGTGTCGCTTGAGTCTTTCACATAGCGATGCAGCGCGTATTCAGGCGCATGCGACGGTGAGCGTTTGGTTTCCTCGGACATTGTCGGTTCTCCCTTTCAGTTGAGGCGTGGAGGAGCGGGACTCACTGAGACGTGGCGAGAAGAGAAAGAAGGCTACCCTTCACCCGGGTTTGGGGTTTGCGTCTCCCCGAGTCCCGCATCCTCCAGCCTCTCAGATCGCTACTCGTGGGCCTCGTAGTAGCACAGCTCGCCAGACACGTTCAGATCGGCGTCCGCGCCCAGCGCGAAGCCGTTGGCCCGCGGCGTGATGCCGTTCGTGGTGATCACGCTGATCGTCCCGTCGGTGACGGTCTTGACCGCTGCGTCGTCGGCCATGCCGCGGATCCACTCCGCACGACACAACCCGCCAGAGGCGACGTTGACGACCCGGACTAGCTTCGGTCGGAAACCGACGGAGTCGACGTTCTGGTCCGCGCCCGTCCCATAGAAGCCACCTACCACTACTCTGTTAACGCCTGAACCCATCGTACACCTCCTTTATCGGTGTTCGCTCCTTGACAGCGTCGGCACTGGATTGGATGCCGGGCCTACCCTCGACGGAGGATTGGGAGCATTGGTTGCTATTCGATTTCTCATCGGCTCAACGTCCTCCGGAGCCAACGCCTTCATGCGAAGGGCATAGCGCACAGCCGATCCCGAGCCAGACTTCAAACTGCTTGAGCGTAGCCTTGGCCGGGTCCTTGCGCTCATCCTTGACAAATCTGGCGATCAAGTTCCTCACAATGTCGATGTTGCGGTTAACTAGATACGCTTCGTAGACTTGGAGCTTTCCGTCCGCTCTGTCCAAGGAGCGTTGCAGCGTGGTGTGTGTCTGCGCCTGTCGCTGGTTGATCCCGACCTGCTCATGGTAGCGGCTAGATGCGGAATGATAGAATACCATCAGCGTTGTGCATGCGCCGAGTGTGAAGAGTAGAAGAACACCGAAGGCGAAAAGGATCACCCGGCTGTCGATGGTGTAGTTCCGTCTCTCCGCTGCATCGCTGCGCTTGCTGTCGTCCATCAGTAAGGCCTTCCGTTGACGGGAGGTTTCCCTGAGTTCCATCCTTTCATCGGCCACACAAAGTTCCCGGTTGGATACGGGCTCAAGTGGATTCGGTTCTGGTAGCCGTCGAGATAACTACCGTTGGCCAAATGACCGACATGCAAATCAGTACTCTGCCCAGCCTGAATTCCTGTTCCAACACCAGCTATACTGCCAAGATCGTACCAAGTAGAGTTCGCCTCGTTATAGAAACGGCCCTCAATCGTGTTGTCACTGTTGTTGCTACACACTTCAACGTATTTCCAATTACCAGCCGTCCAGGTTACCCCTGTTAGAACCAAATAGACACGCCTATCATCCCCGGCGTTGTCATAAATTCTCCAGATCAGATTATCTGCGGCGTCTTTCAGAATATGCCATCTGTTATTGTTTCCGGCAGTGCCAGGCACAGCAAAAACATAGTGAGCTATCCCATCATCCCCCACCCAGTCCGTGTACACCCACGCACTCGCACAGAACCCATCTTCGTAACCGTACTTCTGCGTTGTCTCGTCGAAATCCGACAGCGGGTTGTGGAGCCTGTGGTCGCGGGCGGTCGCGGTGCAGGTTCCAGACCCGGTCGGGCACGGGATGAACGGCGTACGGTAGGAGGCTTCCTTGACGGAGAGTGCATCGATCAGTACATCGCCGGTTTGGTTTCGAACCCGCGCAAACAATCGATAGCTGTTGGCACTCCCATCCCAAGTTGATTTCGAATCTCCAAACGTATTCCATACTCCATTGATGGAACCAAGGTGCAGATACGTGATCGCCAAACTTCCAGAACACGCGACATCAGAGTATTCAACAACGCCGATTTCCAAAATTGTGCTCTCGTCGATAGCAAGCGCGGACGCTTCGCCGTATATGTCTGAGCCAACTCCAGCGGTCAGACACTCAGAACTCAACTCGACACTACTTGTTGTTCCCGTAGTTTTTAGCCTTACCGCTACGTTCCCATGTTTCGTCATAGCACGATAGGCTGTAACTGACGCAGTGCCGTCGCCCGCCGTCTCGGTCTCCGTCCAATCCGCAAAATCCGGATTGCTATCGTCGCCGCTGAACGCGGCGAAGTAGTTGTTGTCTAATTGCTCGGTGTGTTGCCCGAAGCACGCCTGCACCCCGGTTCCTTCGGCTTGGCATTCGTTCGGCGTTCCGGTCCTGCAAACCTGAGTGGAACAGGTCGCGTGCGGTGCCGACTGACTACAGGTGTCGACCCAGAAGCCGTCGCCGTGATTGGTTGCGGGGAAGTGGGGCGAGATGAACTTGTTGGCCTCGATAGCAGTGAGTTCTTTTTCCCACATAGCGCATTCGAGCATGGGGCCGGACCAAAAACTAGTTCCAGAAAGAGCACCGATGTTGAAATCCGCCGTAGAATTAAACGGAGCACATTCAGTN